AACTATAATAGAATCATCAAATAAATCAAGCAGGCCAACAAGGCAGGAGGGTAAATGATGAGATATAATGAATATTATAATAAGAACGTGATGAACTTTAAGCAGCTTGCTCTTGATCTCAAGAATCAGGGGTTTAGATGTGAATTTTCCGAAGATGGTAATTATTTATTAGTATACTATCTTTGTTTTTTCGGACTATGCTGCAATATGTCTTTCAGCATCTCATGATTGGAGTGTGGCTTATTATCAGGTCTTTAAAGATGTTGAAATTTACAGTGTACCTACGAATTGGTCACTTATAAAGCTGTTGAATAAGCTCATGGTAGAAGTATAAAAATAGCCCAGCAAATTGCTGGGCTATTATATTTTTATTACATTGTGATAGAACCCCTATGAATCTGTACCTGTGTAACCTCTGTCAAAGTACGGTAGTTGTGCTTATCATCTGATATATCATATAAGCTCAAATATATATGCCGGCCTCGGAAGTTAAGTTGTGCGGGGATGTGATAAAAGTCACTGGCGGACTTAATGATAACAGTGGTTGGATAGCATGTATAGCCGTTGTGATCCCCAATAAAAGACGTTGAAAAAATACGCCCCAAACGGTATTCAGTGCCATCACATGTAAGTGTTCCACTGTTTGGGAGACAAACATAGTTACCCCAGATCAGCGTACTTGTATTCTCATTGTATGAAGTGACAAATATCCAATTTGATCCTAGAGCAGGTGAAAAGTCACCTGCTTCAAAGTTTGCGGTAATTTCATAAAATGATGGACTGCATGACCCTGTTTCTACGGCGGTAGCAAGATAACTTGCAAGTCTCTCTTGTCCGGTTGTGTTTGGATGGAAGCCATCAGAAGCCAGAAAGCCATCAGCATGGAGAATATAGTCTGACCCTGTCAAATACCGCCAATTTTTACGCTGGGTATTATAAACGGATTTTGCAATCTTGAGCCTATTCTGTACAGTTGGGTCATCTGTCCGATCTACTGACATTGCTACCATAGCAGAAAATACTTTTGCATTCGGGAATCTCACTTCTGCAGCTCCCATAAAAGCATTGATTGCATTTTCAATTTCTGAGTAGCTTCCGAACTCATTAAATCCACCTACAACAAGTATTTGTTTGACCTCATTAGAAGCAGGTACAGCATTTAAAAGCATAAGGAATGAATTAGCAGCTGTTGAGAAAGAAGCCCCCCCATTTGCGGAGATTGTGACGTCCTTAAGTCCGGTGTACTTTATAAAGTTAGTTGTCCAGGGAGTTACATTACCCTCCGGAGTATAACCAACGGTGTAGCTGTCTCCGATGATGATTGTTTTCCCGGAATGATCAAAAAGTCCTTCTCTTTTTTGTAAGTTTGTGATTTCAGCTGTATTTGTTCCAACCTGTTCTTTTAACGGGCCAATCTGTTCGTTTATTACTTTTGTAGTGGCATCATTTACTACTTTTCCGATCTCTCCATCATCAAGTGATTTTTGAATAGCATCATCAATCATGGTTTGAGCTGTGTCTTTTATATGTGTCCATTCCTCATGATCTTTACTTACCTGTTTACCAACTTTAAGCAGCCAGTCTAAGTTCATATCTTGTGACCCACTATGCGGGTATCTGAAAAACATAATTTATTCCTCCTTAATAAGTTAATAAAAGCAAATCCTGTGCAAAAAGGCCTGTGCAATAATCAATAAAGCTTTGTTTCCTCAACTCAAGCTCTGACTGAATCATCTGCTGTGAAGTAGTAACTCCAATGTTGCCATGAATACGCCCGGAGTGCTTATTCTGTCCGGTCTCTCGGCTTGTTTCTCCTTTTCCATATTCAAATGTGTTTTTGTTTTCTCCAGAGCTTTGTACTTTTGTGCTAGCCCCATACTCAGTAGTTGTTTTTTCGTTTGGGCTATAGTTTGCATCATTAAAAGCACTGACCTCATTGGTAGCTGTATCTGCCCCAGAGTTTGTCGTAGTGGTTCCCTGTCCTGCTTCTGCCCTGTTTACATCTTGTCCGGAAGTCTGACTTATTCTTGTCATATCTGGTGTATCTGTCCATTCTTCATAGCGGTCATAGTTTTCAATCGGCTCATAGTTAAGTAAGTCTAGCACATTATAAACCTTGTCAACGCTACTTTTCCACTTCCTACTCCATGCAGGAATAACACTCTCATGCATGAAATCCCAGTCCGGATAAAGTGGCTCACAATCCCCATAGGACAGAAGCAAGCTGTCGATAAAGTTCTGTTTGTCTGCTGATTCTGGAAATTCCATTTTATCAAATAAAGTTTCATTCCATTCATAAAGTCCTGCTATCGTAACCTTATAAAGCCCCATAAGTTTTCACCTCCGCAATTTCATAGCTCCTGATCTTGATTGACAGATTCATCTCCGGATAAAGTCTGTTTGTCATGTCAACCCCTGCTTGCATTGTCTCAAGCCATGTCGTAAGCCGTGTTACTGATTCTGCATCATTTTTGCTTGTCTCAAGCACATTCAGACGTTCTTTTTTATTGGATCCGACAGAAGGAATACCAACCTCCGTATCAAACTGATCCAGAAGTTTCTCAAACACCTCAATCAGCTCCGGTGCTATGAAGTTTTGTTTTAAATCTTTGTTGAAGCTCTCCCATGCATCCTGCTTGCTTCCTTGTCTGTCTTCTGTTTTTATGGACACATCAAAAGCCTCAACTGGGTTACCGGCCTGTATACTGTCATAAATTTTTTTCAACGTCTGAGCTGATGCTTTGTTTTTCGCAGCTATCAGAAAAGCAAGTTTTGAATTAAATACATTCATATCAAAAGCACTTGCTACCAATGCTAATTTATAACTATAAAATCCAATGATGTCCCCAATCCCGCAGAAAGTAGGTCTGAGATATATTACAGAGCATTCTCTGCCTATTTCCATATCTTCCAAATCAATTGTAGCGTTGCTTGCATACGTATGTATGCTTGCTGTCGTTGGTTTAAAGTAAATATTGTAGCCTGTCAGCATTGGATACTGTGCGATCAATCCATAAAGATCTGTCTTTGTGATGCAAATATAGCCACCAAAAAGCAGGCAATATTTGAAGTAATCAATGTCAATGCTGCCATTGTATGTGATTTCAAGGATAGAACACACACGCTCATAAAGCATCCTATCGAATGTATCAGTATATAAGCTGTTGACTTTTATGCCGGATGGCTGGAAGTAATTAGTGCAAATGTTGATCTTGTCAAAATTAACTGGTGTCCACATGTTTTTTTCCTCCTTTTATTCAAAATAAAAACCAGTGTTTAAATAGCTATTCACTTGCTCTTGATCTCCCTCAAAACCCGCAATCTGGATTGATGCATCCCGGCACTTTACAAAACCACTCAGTGCAGAAATGCTACGGACAGCACCATCTATATAACCCTCACTTGCTCCATCTGGATCTATGCTTGTACAGGCATATGAATTGAATTCTAAAATCTGGTTATTGAGTATGTTTGATATGTTACCAACAGTTCCAAGCATTGATACTTCCGGTGCTGTAATGCTTCTTCCTGCTTCTATTCCTGAAGATATACCCTGTGCAATGTTTCCTTGCAATCCAGCACCAACAAGGCTTACAGCTGAGGTAGTTAGTTGGGCTATGTTTGTGCTTGCATAACCGATTTGCACTGGAACTGACAACTGGAATTGATAAGACGCAAAAACAACTCTCTTTGATTGCAAAAACACATTGCATAATCCACTTGTTGCATCAAATTGATAAATTGCATTTACACTTTCATCTATTTTATAGGGATTAAGAGCAACTACTCCGATAAAAGGAAGTTTTATAAAATAGTTTGAAAATGACGAACTATAATACCTAAAATCCGTGATAGCATAAAGTGGATTATTAAAAGCAAATGTATAAGAAAAATTAACAACCGTGTCTTCATCAATTCTTTTTGCCGTCACACCACTATCCCAGAATCCTAGCTGTATTGCTTCATTATTGCTATTATTAAAAGCACTTTCAACAAAAGGAACCCATTTCAAGTCAACTATATATTTAAAGGGATCAAACATTAGTTTTGTAATAGCATCTGTTATCACGTCAGTAAAATTTGATTCTGTATACATATAGTCAAGCAAATTGTTTAATTGATTACCGTTTATATAGTAGGATGCTACCCCAGTCTTCGAAACTAGCCTTATAATATATTGCTGTGAATAAGTGCTTGTCAGTATTTTCTCTTTATGAATTACATTTCTTGTAGATAGCACCCACTCATTTGTTGGAATATACATGCTATCGTTTGCAAGCGTAGTCTGCTTAGTAGATCTCTCAATAAAACATGTATAGTTGCTTATCTCTGTCTTGTAAGTTGCTAACACATCCTCACTCGCTGAGATCTCAACCATGTCATTATTTAAAGACACTGTTGAGTTTATAAAATAGTAATGATCAGCCCATTGTAAATAGTTGTATTGCAATGCATTATCTAATGATAATTTTAATTTAAACACTGGATTCTGAAAAGTGGTGTTTGATTTTAAAAGACAGGGGACACTTGTCCCCTGTCCTGTTGGTTTTTTGGTACTGTTTTTTCGTTTGGAAAAATGATATAAAATAATCTCTGTCATTTTAAGTACACCTCACCTTTTGCCGTGATTGCGCAGATCCAGCCAGATGGAATCCTGACCCAAGCTGCTCCGTCAGCATCCTTTTTGATATCTTTTATCGTGACTACGGTTCCTTTTTTCAGACAGCCATCAGAATAAGCCTGTTTCATACCATCCTTTGTCAGCTGTGTATACTCTTTGATCTGACCCCACACACTGGATCGTACATGTAAGTGATCCACCATAATAGTATAGGTTCTACCTATTTTATAAGATGGGCTTTTTTCGTCCCATACCCTGCAGATGCAAGATAAGTCAGACCTACGAGTTACAGGAGAAATCACGACCCCTGTTCCCGGATTGTCTTTTGTGTTTTTACTACAGCCCCGGCTTTCAATCATTTTTTCATTTCCAATGTAAACCCCACAATGTGTTATAGGAGATCCAAAGAATAAGAAATCACCAGGTTTCTCCTGGCCAATTGGGATTCTTTTTCCGATCAGTGAATAGTTTGCAGCAGTAGTTCGTGCTGTTGAATAATTACAATCTCTCAAGATTGCATAAAGCAGGCCAGAGCAATCGTAACCTCCCTCTAACATGGATTCACCACCCCAAACATAGGGTTTGCCAATTAATTTGTGTGCACTTATGATTAAATCCTTTGCTGTCATATATAACACCTACTTCCCGATTTGCTCAATTAATGTGTTCATCTTTTCCAGAGCGATCGTGTTATTTTTGATCACTTCTGAAAGTGTGTCAACTTCGTTTTTGTGTTCTTCGTTGAGTTTGTCAACTCTGCTGTTTGTCTGATCGTACATGTATTTTACAAAGTATGCCATGCCGATACAGCAAACAATCGGGAATGCATAATTTCCTAAAACTGTTAAAATTGTGTCTGTCATGATGCAACCTCCTTTTTTTCAAAATAATCAGGATTTACAAAGGGGCTGGTTTCAATCATGATTCTACCAGTACTGCCACCTATGGCAGATACAAAAAAACATGATGGGGCAGGGTAACCATAAGGTGTTTCAGGAAAAGTGAAATCAATGACATCTGATTTTGCAAGCAATATCGGACTATTATCATTTAATAAAAGCCCAGTAACAGAGCTACTATCGCCATTATTTAGCATTACTATCCTTTTTATACCGACTGAGTCATCTAGTGGTAGAATAGTAGGGGTAGAACCTATGACGTCAAAGTATACCATTTTTATACCCCCTCCCCCAGTACATAAAGGATTGCGTTGTGTGTGAAGTTGTTCCAAGCATTGAACCGGTAGTGATCGTAGATGTTGTAATAACCACCAGCAGCATTGAATGGTGTAGTTGCTGAGTACATCCACTGGTTATTTACGCCCATCGCTCTACGATCATAAAGCAGGCCAAGTACATAAGGCAGGCTTACCGCTGTAGTGGCTGTCTGTGAAACTCCGTTTGCATCAATGATGTTTGGCTTGATGTTAATAGCTGGGCTGTCGAACTCCTGCCAGCCATTTACAAGCTCCATGTCAGCAATTTTCAAATACTTATCATTAAATACCTCAGGAAGTACCTGCGTTTCGCTGTCAACCCAAAAATCAGTGTACATAAGCAACTTCTGATTCTCCGGTCTTGTGAATCGCAAGATGTTCTTATCAGTCAGATTCATATGATACTTCGTAGTTCTGTCCTGCATCTTCTTTGAATCTTTCTTAATTCTTGATACTACAAAAGCCATGAAATCTTTATGATGTTCAGGGCTTAAAAGCTGCTTACGTGTGAGTTCTGTTCCATACTCTGTATTGTAAGCTTTTACCAGATCCACCTCATTTGTACCAAGAGAGGAGATACCTGCCATGAAGTTGAGCACCGTCAGTCTGCGCTTTGCTTCATTTCTGGACTCAATATCATTGTAGTAAGCTGTCATATACGAACTTACAAACATAAGAAACTCTGCTTCATTGGAGAAAGCAAGTGCTAGCTGATCCCGAAATCTGGTGATATGCGACTGTAAAACTTTACTTCCGTAGAATTTCAACTCCACTAGCTTCGGGGCATTGATAGTGTACATGTCGACCGATTTACCGTCCGCAAGCTGATTTTCATTAAGGTCAGTATTCCAATCCTGGGACGCTTCTGCATCCAATGACAGGGAAATAATCTCACGTGTAATAGCACCCCACCGTTCATTATCCTCAATGATTGACCGAAATACTCCGGATCTGTATTTTTCCATTTCAAAATACGTCTTCCCACACCACTGACTGAGTGCTTTTAAAGTTGGTTCTACGCCTGTCCGAAGCATAGTTTCACCAACAGTCACAAAAGAGCTTGTGTCCACCGCTTTAAGATTTTCACGACCAGTAGTCATTTTGTACAATTCATTAATGACAGGATAGGCATCCTGCACAACTAAACTGTTCGCCATTTATTTACCCTCCTTAATTCATAAGTTTCATAAGATCTTCTGCCACGTTCTCAGATGTTCGTGGTGCTGATCCAGCTTTCCCAGATGCTGACAGGTTCCCAGCCTGTAACGTAGCAGTCAATGTATTGATGGCTGTAAGCAGGGCTGTATTGGTTGCGTCCTGTCCTGTCTGTGCTGTCAGATTCAGTGGGGTATTTCCAACCTGCTGCCCCAGATTCTGAATCTGTTCTGTACCATGTGGGCCTGTGATCTGATTAAGCCCAGTCATGTTCTGAGTGTTCAGAATACCAATGATCTCATTTTTTGTAAATCCAAGTTTTCCCAATTCTAAAATCTGATCTACTTTCATTTTTTTCTATCTCCTTTTCTGCCAGAAGCAATAATTAAAATAGGTCAACGCTTACGGGTAATCATCCCTAAGCATCCGCTTCCGGCGGTTGATTTAGCTACGTTGACCTATTTAAACTATAATATTATTTAAACAAATTGTCAATATAGAATTTTACAGAAATATTCTGATAGCTGATTCTATTTGTCAGACGATAGTTGTCAACCCAGCTATAAAAACATCTGAATTGATCTTTTCCATGCTGTGTGTCCTCAAACACGTCTTTGCATGAACCAGATATGTGATCTGACACATACAAGTACGCTTTTGATTTATGCTCATAAATAGCCACTTTTCCAATCACACAAATAAGTTTGTATTGCCGGATGTCCTCTGATCGGATAGCGGAAACATCATCATATGCAAACTCATTTGATAAAGCCATTTTTGCAAAGTCTGTATCGCCAGACAAGGCACGATACAAAGCTGTATCTTTTTTCTTTTCAGAAATCGGTGAATCGTTAATCAGAACCAAGATGATTCCTCTCTCTTTTAACATGGAAAACTCCTGCTTATTTTTTTTCATTCGCTCCAAGATTGGCAGCAATCCAAAAGCCTGCACAATTGCATTATCCAACGTGTTAGAATTGGAAGCAAGCCACCAGCGGAATGGTTTCTTTCCTTGCAATTCCCTATTTGCTGAGATAGTCTCGACAGCATTCAGAAAAGCATCATCCTCCCCACTGATTGACTTAGCAATCTTCTCCGGTATAAACTCATCATAAATCCCCTCTGAGAAATCAGATCCGGAGAAACCGCGGTTGTTATGCATAGAGGTGAGACAGAATGCCTCACCTCTATATACTTCCTCTTCCTCAACCTGCTCTACAATCTTAATACGTCCGTATTCACCTCTGGGCTTTTCAAAATGAAAAAACCTGTTCATATCTTTGTTTATGTCCAGCCATGGATCAAACTCCGGAAGAAATACTTTTGTCAGCTGCTCTTTTGTACGCCTCATATAGATGATTTTCTCATTTTTGGAAAAAACATCATTAATGAAGTGTTGGAAAATTCCATATGTTTTTCCGGTTCTTCTTGCCCCAATAATGAATATGAAGTTAATTTTATTTTTATCAGCAAGCTGGACAACCCGTGGAACGTCCAGCCAACCATTTTTATCATAGATATTCATTTACTGAAACCCACCTCCGGAAGATACAGGCTGTGAACTCTGATTGCATTCATTGTACTTTTTTATACAAGCATCCTGCAATAACTTTGTCCATTCTTTGTCGAGTGAATATATTGAATCATAGTATTTTCCATCTTTTCCCTTTTTGCTCGGGAATGACAGGAAAAGACCTTTTTTTCCCTCAACCAACGTCAGCCCTTTAATTACCAGTATGTCATCCATTTTCAAATCAATAAAAGCTTTTGTATTTGAGGTACCAAAATAAGGTTTGCAAGTAATTTTTATGTTTGATTTTAACATATTAGTTTATCTCCTTTATTTAATTATTGTTGGCTTAACCAGATTCCAATCACATGGTGCTGTATCTGTTGTAAAAAATGCAACAATCAGCACCATCAATGAGTAGGCAATCCTTGCATGTATTGCATGTATTGTTTGATGCACAATACTCTTTTATGGTAAGTAACGCCTCATACAGTTTGTATATTGTATTCATCTTATATTACCTCCGTTACATCAATTCTAATGATTTTTCCAACCTTATAAGCTACGATACTAATTTCATCATCTTCATAAGTTACTCTTCGCAGGTTGCTTGTTCGCAATGTTTCATAGATCTCTGACATATCAATCAATTTTCTTACCTCCTTAATGAATCCATCCACTCATTCAGACGGAACATATCTTCTTCCCATGTTTCTGGTTCACATATTAGATCTTCTAAATAGGAAAACATTACTTTTGCCACATAGATTTTCAAGTCATATAAATTATTAAACCCATTCTTAAAATCTTCATTTGCTGAGTTTATTAATTTTTCAATTTTCTTTTTAATCTCAGCTACTTCAACGACTTTTTTTCATGATTCACCTCCTTTAATCTCCTAACAGTAACCATACTTGACAGCTTACAAACATGCAAGCAAAAGTAACACAAGACCAGAAAAGCGTTTCAATATCTTCTTTATTTTCTTTCCAGAATTTTTTCATGGTTTTTTCACCTCCTGTCTATATTGTAACTTATTTATGTTACAAAACTATTACAGATTTATAAGATTTTATCCGTACACGGTATCTTCCATTTCAAACGGCAATGGTAATCCTGTTTCTTTATCATATGGGATTGTATGATCTAATTCATATTCTGTATCACTCAAACGGATTGCACAACCATATTCAATCTTGCACCCATCAATAGTCATTTCGTTGATTCCGTCATGGAAAAGATACTCTGTTTTCATTTTCCATTTTGGATCCCGCCAATCATTCGCTCTGCGGTAGTTCCTACGGAACGTAAGATCATTCTTAAAAACGAAACCTTTTCTAAAATTTATTATGTCATCATCAAGACAATAGATTCCCTCTTTTGGAACTCCAGCGACTGTCAGATGCAAGGATGCATCTTTTTTCAGTCGGTAGCAATAGCGCTTGCTACCCATTGTTATAAACTCACTGTATATTCCATCAAACTCAGCAATTCCTAACCGGAAAGTTTTTTCATTATAATCAACTATTCCAATGTTTCTTTTTTGTGACATTTCAACGATTGACTGATTAAACTCATCCAGTTTATTATGATTCCAGTCTGTTCCCTTTACTGAATCTGTGTCTGAATATAACCACCTCCGGCAGCAGGAACCCAGCCGGAACAGATAATCTTGTGCATACGCTGTGATCCATACCCCCCACTGGTAGGGCATGAAGCTGTTCTTGTTCCGATAGAACTTTTCAAGCTCTTTTTCCCTGTCCTCCGGTTCTTTTGCCTCCCACTCTCCTGACTCCATAAGCTCTGTACATAAGATTTGAATGATTCTCTGAACCGTCATGCCGTACATGCCATTTAGCTCCCCCTTCGATATCATGTAGTTTGCTTCGTCCAAATCTTTAAGGGTGCATTTTTTAAAAAACAATTCCATCAAGTAATCAGTAAACCACTCCGGCAAGTAGTCTTTTGTAGCTCTCATGACTTTTGACACGTCAGCCCATTCATAATCATAGCTTGACAGGATTACTTCTAAATCTGGATCCGTAAATGGGTAGATAACAAGATTAGCGTTGACAATCTTTCCGTTATCCAGATTATCATGAAACTGTTCTTTTTTGCTTTTGGCTTCTGGAAAAACACAAACTTTTGCTTTTGAAAAAGCCAGCGGGGGCATAGGACAGTCTTTTTTCAGTCTCAGATTCTTTAATCTGATATACCCGGAAAAAGCATAATCCTCTTTCAAATCCATAATGTCTTTTAATGTTATATTATTTGTATAACAAAAATTCGACATAGGAAACTTACAATAGCACATCCAGGCTATGTATGAGCTTGCAAAATCATAGCACTCAACAGGTTCTTTTATTAATTGATTAACATAATATCTATTAGCATGAGTGTAGCCACCATGATAGCAATCAAGCATCTGGTCATATTGATCTAACGTCAGAGCCATTTGCTCAAATTGCTTTCTCCATTTCTTGTCTTTTCTTGCTCTCCTGCGGGCGTTCGTCCGGATAAAACCCGTATTGGTCAGCGGACAGTTCGCCACGTTAAATCCTCGTTGAGCTATGTATTTGCGAAGTGCTTTGCAAAGACTGATCGTATCAGTACAGACATAGGCTATTTCTTTTGCTGTACGTGGACTAGCTGGTGTCCGGAATTTCTGATAGTCCCATGTTCCGACAGCTTTTTCAGTTGTTCCCATATCTTTACACAACTTCTCTAATGATCGTTGTGTCAAGATGAGACTATCCCGAAACTCAATCCCTTGCCCTGTCCATTTCATAAAAATATATTTATGTGTCTTAGCAGCCAGTGATTTATCAGGATTCCCCCACTTTTGGAAAAAATGGTTACGAAGAAAAACATAGTCATATGGAAAGTTATGCACATAAAAGCGTACAAGGTGGCTGTCATCAGCATGTAATGTGGTACAGATTCTGTCTATCGTGTCTATCAGATCTGATACATGATTACCATAGATGCAACAATCATTCTCTATCGTGATCGTCCAATCAGTGACAAAACCAATGTTTTTGTTGAGATAGACAAAGGTTTCCGTGTCTACGGTTATGATTTTTTCATATACTCCAATATAATGACCTGCGTTGGATCTCCGGATAAAATTAGCGTCAAATAAGCGCATATAATCATACTTTTTGAAGTATACAACCGGATATCCTGCTACTACCATTATTTACCTCCCTGCTATGGTTTGTA